GAACATTAAGAATATAGCGCTTTTTGGCAGTCCAAATGCCATCATCAGCAATGGATTCACGTTTCATAACCATACGTTTTTTGTATGCATTCATTTTATCAAAGAGTTCATCATAAGCATTTTCGATGACCTTTTCAAAATGCTCGGCACAGATTTTATCCAATGCCTTTACAGGATCTTCAGGCTTGAGTTTTTTAATGAATGGGCCAAAGTTAATATAGAGCGAATCGGTATCAATTGCAATTACATAATCAACATTTTTTGTTTTTAGAATTTTATTCATTTCAAGGTTGATTGCACGTTCAGCCCATAGAATGGATAGCTGACCAGATAGAGTAATACCTTCCGCAACACGAAGATCATAATAGCGGAAATGGACGTTACCGATAGCGCCATAAAGTGAGTTGAGCAGGATTTTAATAGCCATTTGGCGATTTTCCAATTGGTTAATTTTCCGCTCAAGTTCAATTGTTTTTGTTTTTTCGTATTGCTGTTTTCCGTCAAGCATTTCCTTTTTAACTTGAGCACGTTCATCATAATATGCTTCAATGATCTTAGGTAGAATACCCTGTTGATCCTTACGATATGTGGATCCATTGGCAGCAACAGAAAGATCAATTTGAACCTTATCAGGGCTATTGAGATAATAGTCCACACCATTCCGTTCAGATTGACCAACCAGAGTTTCAGGCGACATATTATATTGGACAATAAGATTTGGATATAGTGAGTTCAAGTCAAAGGAAACCACCCATTCATGTTTACCAATCATCGGATCCTTAACATAACCACCAGGATATGATGTTTTGGACGATGAATGGTTTGGTGGTAGTGCAATGTTTTTCTTGTTGAGCTCACGGTAGATAATTGAATCCCAGATGGATGTAGTACCGAATGTGGTATCCAAGTTCACACCAGCCTTATAAGCCATGGTAAGAGCCAATTGGATCAAACCCATCTTTTCCTCGAGCCGGTTAACCAGCTGAACGTCCTTGATGTTATAGTCAATAAACTTTTGGTGATCATTTTTATACAGAGTATAAAGGTTACCGTGTTCATCATAGGATAGTTTACGTTCACCCAAAACAACATAACCAACATGGTCTAGTTTATATGTTTCAAGAGTACCATAAGAATATCCAAACTTTTTAAATAGTTCTAGATAATCTGCCTGTTGAATACCAACAATTTCATATCCATATTGTGTTTTATTCTGGACGGTTACATTACGTTCATTTACACGATTCCAAGGCGAGAGACGTTTTACTGCCTCCTCAGAACCAATTCGACGGATACGATTAATCAAATATGGAATATCAAAGAACCGAGAGTTCCAACCAGTCACAACATCGGGTCGGTTATCACACCAATATTTGTGGAATGATGCCAGCAAATGTTCCTCAGAATTACATTTGTGATATTGAATAAGATCACCATACATATTCAACTCACATTTATCAACGGACCAATCACCAAGACCCCAGGCGTGATAGACTGAAGACTTACTGGATTTTAGAGCAATTGAAATAATTGGATGGAGAGCATTTTCTGGTTTAGGAAAACCGTCATCGGACATAACCTCAATGTCGAAGTTTACAACATTAATATGTTGGGGCTGCCATGGAATATCATCAGGGAATGTTTCAGTGATGTACTGGTGAATATAGTTCGTATTACCATATACAGTAAATTCCTCAACACCCTCATATTGTTTAATAAAGTTTGAAGCATCACCCATGCTTTGAAATTGCATAGGACGAACAGGCAAACCGTTTAAGGTTTTCCATTCGGTATTAGAATCTTGGGATTTTAGAAAAAGTGTGGGTTTAAATGGGATCCGTTTTTCAATTCGGACACCACTGTCATTGTAACCGCAATATAGAATTGAGTTACCATATCGGTTGACTGATGTATAGAAAGACAATGTTCACTCCTTAAATGCATGAAATAATTATATCAACTTTAGGAGGATATGTAAACATCTAGATGTTCTTTTCCCTATGGTATTTCATCATAATGTTATGATTTTCGACTATTTCCATAAGATTTGATTGTGCTTCCATTGCTGTAAGAAACTCATAACCATCATCGACGTGGTTAATAATATTCCAAAACATATCCTTATTAAGATTTCTGTCCATAGAATATTCGGCAACTGCTGCCATAATATAATCAAATTCATTTAAATTTAATTTATCGTCGGACATACTAAATACCCCCATGCTAGTATTGCACAGGGGTATTTATAGTTGATTAATCTTTGGTAGAAACGAAAGAATACATTTCTTTGGCTTTTGCCATCAGGTCTTCCATAGAATACATCTTATAGGCTTCTTTCAGTTGCTCTTCGATCTCTTCACGAGCTTTATTACCTTCAGCAACCATGTTCTCTAAGAACTGAATATTCATATGGTATTGCTGATCCATATATTCTTTTGCAAGATTAAGCATATCGGCTCGGATTTCAAATGGATTCTTATTGCTCATCTTTTTTCACCTTCGTCATAGTATCAAATGTATGTTTCATTACTTTTTCAGTATTATCAATTAGCATATGAGCAAAAGCTGTTTGTGCTTTGATATAGTTATGTGCAGCAGTTGCCAGGGTTTCATCCTGGATGGTTTTACGCACAAAATCTGACTTTGCGTTTTGAAAATAGTTTACAAGTGTTTTCATTTTAGTTCTCCTGTGTGTGTGATTTATAATAAAATTAAGCTACTCGTACCGCATCTAAATTCTTTGATAATGTAGGGAATGTAAATTCTGGTTCGTCATGCTTTTCTCTGCGTGGACGGTTTTCGTCTTTCCAACCAACACCCATCAGAAGCATAACTTCATCATCAACACCAAGAACTTCTCTTACAGCACCTTCGTTAAAGCAGGTGCAGCAACCAGTGGAATAACCCATAAGTGTTGATGAAAGATTAAGATAACCGGCGGCAATACCAACAGATAGTTGTCTTTGTCTTGCCTGTTCTTCTGTTTCATGGCCAAGCTTTTTTGCCTCGACAGCATTTGATTCACGTGTTGTTTCATCTCTCATTACCTGGCTATCTTTTACAAATGCAACCAGAACATTGGCAAGTACTTGAGAGTTCTTTTTGTTAATAGGAGGGGTTCTACCTAAACCAAAGCCATCTGTATTACTATAAATGCTTTCAATCATTTCACGGTTGGTAATAATATATGGTTTATAATAAGCATAATTCTGTTTTGATGGACATTGGGTGACCGCTGTTTCCATAACCTTGAGATCTTCCTCAGGTACTTGTTTACTTAGATCCCAATTTCTTTGGCAATGTTGGCTTTTATGAATAGCCTTTTCGATCATATTATGAAACATAATGTTCCCCCTTTATAGCTTATTTTAGCTATTTATATAACTATTAACCTGAAACATACAAACCTTTAGGTCTATACCAGTTTTTCTGATTATGTAAGCTACCGAGCAATTCTCTTACATTATTAATTTGGTAATCAATATATTTAACCGAATCAAGCTGATCTGCTGGTACAATAGTACTTTCGATGTGGGTTATGCGCTGTTCAGTTAAACGGGATAGTTGATAGTTTAAAGCCTCTTCAATTAAATTAATATCATCAACATTTAAATTAAAAGTGGTATTTGGCTTAACCATATTTTCTCCTGTGTGTAAGGTAGGCCCGAAGGCCTACCAAGTAGTGTTACAAACTATTCATAAGTCTGATGCACTTATTTGCTTCTTCATTGTATCCAGCTCTTTTAAGTTCTGTTGCAGCTCGCAGATATCCGATTTTACAGAACGTGCGATTGATTTTAGCAACAATATTAGTACCAAAAGAACCGATACCGTGAGTAAAATAAAGAATAGCTCCATCCATTATACGAAGCCTTTCAGGTTCTGATTCATATCAGCTGCACGTGCCATATCTTTGTCGCCACGAACTACTGAAAGAATATCACCTCTAGAAATACCAATGTCTCTTAATTCATAATCTGATAATTGGTTAAGTTCTTTTACGGCTTGCCTTTGAATAAAGTACTGATCAATTTTCTTGAAGAAGTTGTTTAGTGTCTGTGTCATTTGTGTTATCCTCGTAATGACCTATTGTGATTTTACGAGGACGCAGTTCTTCAGGGACTACATACTTCAGCTCAACTGACAGAATGCCATCCTTAAGATCCGCTCCGTTTACGTGTACGTGTTCAGACAGCCTAAAGGTGCGTTTAAACTTCTTCGTGGAAATGCCACGATGAATAAACTCTCTACCTCTAGATACATGATCCCCAGTCACGGTCAGGGTACGATCCTTGACCTCAATTGTAAGCTCATCTTTTGTGAATCCCGCAACTGCCAATTCGATCAAATAATCGGTATCGCCAGTCTTTAGAATGTTATGAGGTGGGTAATTATCCTGGCTATGTTTTGCAACATAATCCAATTCGTTCAGTAAGTGGTCAAAGCCGACAAAAGATGAACGTGGAAATAGTGTTTTTACGCCTGTCATGTTTATCTCCTTTATACAAGCAAGAATATTTTGGACCGGATTATCCGCATCCAGATTTATTTATAACAAATAAGGTATTACACTATGTAATACCCGCTATTACTTTGTGCCGATATTATATTTCGGACAAAGCTCCCATTCATTTTTTTCTTTAAATGGAATGATTTTAATTTGGCGTAATGGTGCACACTCTAATTCACCATTATGATTTAATTTAATTAAACCCCAGTCACTAAGCAATGTAGCAATAGTATTTCTACGCTGCACATCATTTAATTCCAAATTAGATTTTTTGCCATCTAGCAAGAATAGCTCTTTAAAATGAACTATAAAATATCTACCTTGCTTATGTAGAATATGGCAAGATTGAAATAGCTTTTTATCTTTACGTGAGGCAACGCCAATACGTGTTAGTGTTTCACGAACCTTAAGAAAATCATCTGGTTCATCAAGAATGATTTCCAACATATCTTGTGGTGTCCAATGGACATTATTATTTTCTTCTACCACCTTTAAATACCTTCTCTCTCAAATTCATAATCTGGTCGGACGAGAGAAGTGGTAATACTTGTCTGGCTTTGTCATTACTATAGCCATAATATTCTTTTACAACTTCCACGTCGGATACCAGTTCAGGTTTGTTCCATTTGGAGAAGCGTTTGCGCTTCCTAACGATATTTATAAGAAAATGAAATTGTAATTTTTTATCAGGTGGTGGTATCGGTTCATTTCATTTGCTATTAAAACTGTATCACTAAAGTATGACAATGAACGATTAACTGTAAAACTAGCGTATGACTTTTCAGCTAGATCATCAATCATAATATCCTTTTTTGTTTCATTAATAGCATTTACATAATCAAATGGGTTCATTCTATTCCACTATCCAAATTGGGCCAAACAGCACGTTCAATATTATCACCAAGTTTTTCCTTGGTCAATTCAGTTGAAGGCCCTTTTTGCACATCAACATCATTATAATATAGTTGCGGTACCGTTTTATGACCACGGTGTTCCATAAAAGACATAGCACTTGTATCTTGATCCACATGAATGGTTACATAATCATAGCCCCATTCATCAAGTTTCTTTTTCAATTGTCTGCAATAAAAACACTTGTCTTTACTATAAAGTCTTAACATGGTTAACCCTCCAATGCTTGTGCGAGGGTTTGCATCCGCATAACATCCATCGCAATATCATGTCTAGGATCGTGAGCTACAAAATGTTCTTCAAGTCCTTCAGGAACAAAAGAATTTTTAATATCATGACCCCATGCCATACCTTCAATGGTAGAACGAGTATCACGGACGGTCCAATGTTTTACAGCATCTGAATGGTTAAAACCTGTTTGCTCTAAAATATAATCAAAGAAAATTGGATCAAATGTGTTACCCCTACTATATACCTTTTGAATGTTATAATTTACGGTATTATCCATCCAAAAATCATATAATTTTTCAATTGATACATCATCAGCACTTGGCCTAAGTTGCTTTTGTGCTTCCTTGGATTGATTACCCCACCAAGCAAGTGTATCTTTACAGATGGCTCTTTTATATTTCTCCACCTGTTCAGCAACATCAAACTTAATAAGCTTACATTGTTCTACAAGTTCCATATAGGTATATGGATCCGAGATATATTTTGATTCATCAAACACCAACAGTGCCATATTTAAAACAACACCATTTACACGGTCTGTCGACATTGTTTCAAAATCAAAAATTACACAGTTTGTCATTGTAGAACTCCAACAATGGATGTATGCAGTAAACGGAATAGCTCTGCATCATTATATATCAATAACCAAAGAATAACTAATCCGATTACAAGTTTCATTTGATTTGTACCTCAGACATAATTTCGGTCATGCAAGCAACAAGATTCAATTCATGATCCGCAACAAATGCAGCCTTATGCTGATAATCAGCCAAAATTAAAACCAATTGTGGGATTGATTGAGGTTGTACCTTATCATACATGCTATCATAGACACCACGAATAATGGCAGCGGTATCAATATCCATATGATTTACAACCCATTTACGCATGGATTTAAAATCCTTGGCTTTTAGGTGGGCGAAGAGATCGTCAAACCCAATATTAGCATCAGTACTATTATTAGAACTAATGCCAGACTCACTACTACCCCAACGTTGTCCTTCATTAAGTACCCTCCGCCAATCTGGGGCATACTTCATGATAAGATCAGCAACAGCCTTTTTTTCAAATGCCACATTTTCCTGTTCTAGTATATATGTGAAGCGTCCAAAAAACTGACCAGCAAGTTCAGCTAAATCTTTTTTAGTTGTATTAAATTCATATACACTACACCGGCTGTGCAGTGGCTCAATGATACGGTTCTTAAAATTACAGGTAAGAATAAACCGGCAATTGTCAGAAAACTGTTCAATAAAACCACGCAGAGCAGGTTGTGTCGATTGTGGATTTAGATAATCTGCCTCGTCAAGAATAACAACTTTATAACCACCGGAAAGAGAAACAGTGGATGCAAATTGTTTAATCTTACCACGTAGTGTTTCAATGTTACCTTCCTCAGATCCATTGATAACAATATAGTCAAGACCAAGTTCATTACACAGAGCACGTGCAACTGTGGTCTTACCTAGGCCGGCGGTACCGGTGAAAAGCATATTCTGCAATTCACCGGACTCTACCATACGCTGAAATACACCCTTCATACGGGTCGGTAGGATGGTTTCAGCAATAGTTTTAGGGCGGTATTTTTCCACCCAGAGAAAATCTTTAGACATAGTAACTCCAATTCAAGGTAAGAACATTATATAATATTGTGGAGTGGTTGTAAACCTTAATTGTCTTTATCTGCTGCCTCTAGTTCTGCAGCTTCACACAATGATGTAAGTTGTACACATTGATCACGCAACTGACCAATTGTACTCAATTCTTCACCACGGAAGCCGCCACGTTGAACAATGGTATCAATAACGGCAATGGTGCTACGAGCAACACGGCTCGAGATTTCAATAATTTTGGTACTCATTCTAAACTCCATATTTGGTTGGTTTATATATTATAATTCAAATCAGGCTACTTGTAAACCATAATCTTTCATTTTACTAAAGTTTTTCTCCTTGAAGAACTCTAGCTTGTTAGCAAATTTGTTATCCAGGATCTCACCTTTATGGCTAATAACAAATACATTGGTGTCATCATCCAACGAATATAGAATTTTCATCAGATTTTCTACACCATCATGATCAAGAGAACTATCAAAGGTTTCATCAAGAACCAATAGGTTTGTTGCAACAGAGTTTTTCATCTTTGCAATCATACGCCAAGTGAATAGCAATGCAAGGTCGATACGCTGTTTTTCACCCTCGGAAAAACTATCATATGAAAATGCATCACGGTGGCGAGACTTAATTGTTTCTTTAAACTCTTCGTCAAGATTGAAGTGAACAAAGAAATCAAGTATTTGTAGATACTTATTCACAAGGTTATTAATAATAGGAATATATTGCTTAATAACTTTTGTTTTAATGCCAGTATCTTTTAACATTTCTGCCATAACAATATTATATGACAACTCCTCATTAAGCTTTAGTCGTTCCTCCATAAACTTATCTTTATCATTATTCATTTGAGCCAAGTCAGCATTGGCTCCAGCAAGGTCACCAGACCGTGAGTTTAACCTGGCAATATCATCATTCAAAGATTTAATTGTAGACTGTAGCCGTTGAATGGTACGATTATTACCATGAATGGATGCCTGCTTTTCACGAATAATATCCAACGACTCAGTATACTTATTAATCTCATCTACGATTATGGATGCTTCTTCATCTGCTTTTCGAATGGCCGATTGTAATTCGGCTGCCTTCGATTTAGCAGCTGCCAACTTAGTGGTGCGTGTGCTTTCGGCGATCTGCTGAGAACATGTCGGGCACGCGTCGTTCTCTTCATAAAATTTTGCATCACTAACAACCGTTTTGATGTTGGAAGAAAAAGTTGCTTTATACTGAAGCAAAGACTGCTTGCGATCGTGTGCCTTTTTAAGCGCTTGTTCAGTTTTTCCACTTTCTTTTTCGATGTAAGCGGATAGTTCCGTATTTTCATGTATGAGCTGGTTGATCTCTTCTTCACCTGTTTTGATTTGACCTTTTTTGACATTGATCTCCTCCTCGTTCATAGCAGTAATATCACGGATATATTTTCTCTGTGAATCAATTTGATTCTTTTTTAGATCCAATTGATATGCAATATCCTTGATCTTTTCTTTCAATACGGAATTCTTTTCCTTGATAAGCATATTCATTTTAGAAAAGACATTAATATCCAGAAGATCCTCAATAACATCACGACGATGTTGTGCACTCAACTGCATGAAAGGAATAAAGGAAGAACTACCGAGTACAACAATCTGATGGAAACTCTTATGATTTAGTTTCAAGATGTTCTGCTCGAGGATCTTCTGGTACTCTTTGGAATGTGAGTCCTGATTGATCATGTTACCATTTTTCCAGATCTCAAAGACTTGAGGTTTAATACCACGTACAATTTTAAACTCAGATTTACCAACAGAGAATACAATCTCAACAATACAATTTTTATTATTGATAGAATTAACAAGTTGCGGTTTGTTAATATTACGGTGAGGTTTGCCAAAAAGAGCAAATGACATGGCATCCAACATAGTTGATTTACCAGCACCATTATGTCCAACAATTAGTGTGGACTTATGTTTGGTTAGGTCTATCTCGGTCCACCGATCGCCAGTGGACATAAAGTTTTTCCATCGTAATGTTTTAAATACAATCATGCAACTTCCAATGTTTGGGCTTCAGCCAATAGATTACGCATATTGACTTTTAATTTATCTTTATCAAGATCCGTTTCTACAGCATCAACATAACTATCAAGGAGTTCGGTAGTATCCTCAACAGATACGGCTTCGTCCTCAACATTCTCACCCATAAATTCGTTAAAGTTCTCTGCAATTTTTAGATCATGTATCCTCTCATTTTGTATTCTATCAACAAACCGGTCAAATGTAAATAGGTCAGACTTGTTAACAACAACAATTTTTACAAATTTTTCATTTAGATGGCTGGTGTCATAGATACTATAATCGGCTTTGGTATCATCATAAATGATTTTAGAGAATAGAGTATGTGGGTTCGTAACCTTGGTGAGTTCACGGTTTTCTGTATCCAATACATGGAAACCTTTTTCATCACCAGCATCAGACCAGAAGAATTCCATCTGTGTTCCAAGATAATAGATGTTATCTTGTTGTGAACCAACATGGAAGTGACCAGAAAGAACTCTTTCAAACCGTGAAAAGATTTTATGATTTAGACCGTGGGTTGATTGTACCCCACGCATAACATCAAACCCAGCAAGCTCTAAGTGACCACCTAACCAATCTGCTTTACAAGTATTAATAAATTCCATGGACCTATCATGATTTTCAGAGCAGATCCACGGCAGAAGAGCAAACTTAAAACCTTGTAGATCCAACACGCTAGGTTCCATATGAATGGTTACCTCGCCCATATAGTGGCCAAGTAGTTCCTTTAAAGCATTAAGTTCATTGGTGTTCTTATAATATGTGTCGTGGTTTCCTGGAATGATATGCATGTGCATACCGTGTTCCCTTAGTCGAGCAAGAAATGATTTACGATACCGGTTAAGAGCACGGAAGTTAATAAACTTCCGGTTATCAAAAACATCGCCGAGGTGAACGATAGTGCGAATATTATGTTCCAAAAGATAAGGAAAAAATACATCGCTATAGAATTTTTCCGCGTTATCGAGAAATATGTCAGAGCTATTGCGAATACCAGCATGAGTGTCATTGAGAATTGCTACCTTCATTACATAAAATCTCCAAGATCTGAATCTTTACTTGCAGCAGAGTTATTACGCTTTTTACGTTCCTTTTTCTTTTCCTCTTTAACGATGGCATCAAAATATGTATCTTTTTCCTTTAATTGATCAATTTTACCTTTTAATTGGTCAACGAACATATGTGCTGCAGCAATTGATGCTTCATCTGCATCTGCTAGTGCAAATTCATCAAATGGACTTTGTGAAATATATTTCATTTTAATATCTTGCTGCTTTTTCTCTTTTGCAATTCGATGCAGAAAAGCATACCAACAAATTTGAGTAAAATAAGAAAAGGCATTGGGATTGCCTGTCCTTGTTGCAGCATTAATATTATAATTACGGATGGCCTTTAGACAATTCTCAACCGCATCCATTACCATCTCTTCACGATAGGTATATCGAATAAAATTGGATTTGTGTGAAAGACCTTCGGCTATTCGTAAAAACGACATAGCAATATAGTCAGTTACCTTTGGGATTTCCTCCCCAAGTTCCTCTGCTCTATTTGCAGACCTTACATACTCAACAACCGCTAAGCTAAATTCTTTATTGTTAACGTAATGTGGCTTATCTTTTGCCTTCATAATATACTCCTAGCATATATTTCCTATAATATCATAGGATCAAGGGTTTGTAAATAACTTTTTTTTTCAAAAAATGCATTTTATGGGTTTACAAGTTAGAAAAACCTGTTATAATATAAAAGTACCTTTTATGGAATGGGTGGTATACTACCTAAAAAAATATCTGCAATGTACTTATGACCCTTCTGAGATGGATGAGGATCAGATTTTGATATTGCATAATCAGTAAACCAATTCTTATTTGATGTTAATCTAAAGCCTCCGGCTATTTCCATCCAAGGAAATCCTATAATTGAACTTAGATCTAATAAATTAGCATATTTTGATGCTATAATTGCTTCTGTTACCTTATATTTATCATATTGTAAATAACAATTTAAAGGCATAACCCCTTGCATAATCTTTAGTTCTATATTATAAGATTTACAAATTTCTTGTACATGATATATATAGATATAATTTTGGTCGATTAAAAATTGTACAGGTGTTTTTGAAAATACTTTAGATATTTTTGATTCATTTTTTATTTTAGCTTTCATATTATTTAATGCATTGGAATCAATTGTCATATTTTCCATATATTGTACAAATTTATTATTATTTTCGTAGTCAATAGAAGTTAAAAATTTATTATCTAATATATCAACACGATCAAATTCAGTTAATAGCCAATATACTTTATCTGGTATATCATTATATAATATATGATTAATTAAGCTTATATAAGCAAATCTATTACTGGAACCTGATTTACCATAATTAACTAAATTAGCATTAAAATGTTCTGCTACTATATTAGGCCATATTTTATTTACTCCATTATAATTATCAGTAAAAGAACAACCGAGGGTAACTATTTTCATTTAATGTAATTTTGGTTTAAATTTTACAATTCTATCATTTTTTTCATCCTCGGCCGCCATTTTTTCTAAAAAGTCTTCATCCTGGGATTCTTTTTCTCTTTGTTCTTTTCTATATGTTTCAATATAATTTATATATTGTTCTACTACTGTTGCATTTGGATTCGTCATACAGATTACTGCAGCAGAATTTAAAAGTAAAACATGGGATGGATCATATATGTTCATCATAAATGGTCTGAATGTATAATATCTAAATCCCTGTTCAAAGTCTTCTTGAGAAACCAAAATATATGCGGCACGGATTATGAATGCCTCGCCATCGTCCTCAGACCATTGTACATCAACAAGATCACAAAGAATTTCCTCACCACTTAATAGTTTCATTTGTTTTACATCGGTCATTTGAGTTCCACCTCATATATTTTATAATCGAATTCTTGTTTTGTATACATTTTTATACGTTCGGCCGAGTGTTCAAGTGTATAATTTCTTCGGCCTTTCCAGTGCAAGTCATCAGCAAGATCATAGAGTTTTGCGATGGATCCGTCATCACTTTTACGGAGACCTCGTCCGATAGACTGGAGCACTCTAATTTGTGATTTGCTAGGAGAAGCAAAGATGATGTTATGTAAGTTCCTAATATTGATCCCAGTAGAGAAGGTACCAAGGCTAGCAACGATAATAGCATTTTTCTGCCCTTCTACAATTTTACGAATGGCTTCACGGTCACTTGTTGGTGTATCACCAGAAACAAAAAACACTTTTCTATTTTCGTGTGCTTTATTTCTTATCATATCAAATAGTGGTTTACCATGCTTATCTACATAATTAAAAAGTACAAGGCTATTTCCATTAAGATCCAGAGTGAGATTAGTAATGAGGTTATTACGAGACTCATTTCTAACAATGTAATCCAATTCAGCTTGATAATCTTGCTTACCCCAGTTTCTACGGATCTCTTCAGGATGTTTTAATAACAACACACTAATCTTTAATTTGGCTAGAGTATCTTCATCCTGAAGTTTTTTTGTTGTTGTCACATTATATATTCTGCCAAATAACCCTTGTAACACAAGCTCGTGTGTTTGGGAACCATCAAGTGTTCCTGTTGTTCCCCAACGATATTCAGCTTCTTTACATTTATCCATAATGGTAGTTAAAGATTTAGATTTGAACCCGTGACATTCATCACCAACGACAGCACCAAATTGTTCGAACCATTTCGGTGGTAGTTTGTATATTGATTGCCAAGTTGAAATGACGACGTCCTTGTCGGTATCTTTATCTCGTCCAGAATAAATCCTATGGACGATGTCTTCGGCTGGCATTCCGTAGTCGGCAAAGTCGTTGTACATTTGCTCAACGAGCGAAGTTGTTGGTACAATAACGAGGACTTTCTGATTTGCCTGCCGGAGGTGACAAAGGTATCTTTGGACCAACGTGTAGATAATAAGCGATTTACCAGAACCTGTAGGAGATATAAGTATGGCTCTTTTTCTATGCAATCCTTCGCAGACTGCGTCGAACTGGTAGTCTCGGATCCCAATTGGTTTTCCTCTTGATTGCAGTTCAAGCCCATCTATAAACTCCTTTATTTCAACTGGATCAATATCATTAGTTGAATCTGGTCGACCATAATAATTATTGTGTTCTACTTCAATTTTATAGCTACGAGGTTTACAAAATTCCTTTAAAAATGGATATAACCCAACAGGTAATTCCATCTTATTGATATTAAATAAACGGATCTTACCATCCCATACCCTGTTCTTATATGCAGGCATGAATTTATAGCCAGGCACAAAAAATGAAAAGAAATCACTAAGTTCATTAGCAATTCCAAAATCACACCCAATGTGCATAACAGAATGATTTTTGTTTTTTATTTTCAGTATATCCATGTAAGTATCTATATCATAAATAAGATTAATAGTTAAAGGAGGAAGTCTATGGGCTATAAAGTAATAGAGGAATTTGTCAATATAAGTGAAGTCTCAGCAGCAGATGTAAATGAATTTATGGATATTATAAAAGGCGGTATTAGTTTAAATGATTGGCTTTTATATTATAGACAATCTGGTAAAGAAATTAATAAAGATTCAGATTCTATAAATGCCGTTATAGATGTTATGTCAAATATTGAAAATGAACAACAGCTTACTCTTGATAGTGATACACAAACCTTAACAAGAATAAGTATATGGCCATCTGAGATTGTTTATAATGATTATAATGATATAAGAAATAACTTTCCCACAAGCACAAAAGCAATAAAAACTTTTATAAGTGCCGAGAATATTTAAGCACCTGCTTCAAACATTCTCCATTTAATCATATTGCCTATTGTTTGATGGCGCCATTTGATGTTATCAACAATTTCTGTTAAAGTATCAACTACTATTTTCCATTGTTGGATTTTTAATTCTGATTTCTGAATATCTATATCAGCATCATAGTAATAATCCATTTCACCTTT